GGTCACTCTGTGACACAATACTAAATGTATTGTCCTGCATTGTATGTGGTACCTTCTGAGAAAAAAAACTCAGTCGAGATAGAAACAAAGAATATTAAAACATGAAAATAACAAAAAATTATTCTCACATTAAGATATCCCGTTTCTTCACCGCAAACAAAGCATATAATATGGATCGAGTGATACGTCTGGAAGGAGATAAATCTCTTTCTAGTGCTTTTAGTTCTTATGGATGGAAATTACTTTTCCTATCTCTAAAAACTATTAGTAAAGCTAATGCTAGACTTCGTCTATATCATCGATTTGCGAACTATTTAGTAGTTATGACTAAACGCCATGGTTCTTCTTATACAGTAGCTTACTTAAAGGCATGTAGCCTTGCTATAAGTAAAGCTATTGCAAGGGAACCATTTCAGACCTTAAGAGAAGTTGAACCCAACTTTCCTCTACCCAGATTAACAAAGTCTGGTTTACCTGTTATTATTGGAACTAGAGATAGACAATCTATATTGTCTGGTAACTCTAAAGTTATAAGAATGTATACTACACTCTTTTCTCTTTATCGAGTTATCAATATCCCTGGTCAGTTAAAATTAGAAACTATAACTGATCCATTTTCAGGTGATCCGGAATTTTTAAATTCAATCGTTGGATGAATGGCTAATCATAGCCCTTCATTTATTAGATGTTTTAAAGTTCCGGGTTGAGGTTATATTGGATCTGATCGTTTCCTTTTTAGGGAAACTGCATCACCTTCTAGTAAGAAGTCCTGAGGTGGTATGGTTTTAGATGCCATGCTGATTGCTCAAGATGAGAATCTAAAGCAAACTTTTGAAAGATTTTTAGAATTATCGGAATCACATGGTCTTCGTAGACTATATAATTCCATAATTCAGAATACCAAATTAAGTTATATCAATATTGTTGATAAACCTTATTTAGGTAGACTATCAATCAAAAGAGAACCAGCTGGAAAGATTCGAGTCTTTGCTATTGTTGATAGCTGAACTCAGTCTTTACTAAAACCTCTCCATGATAAAGTTTTTGAACTTTTATCTAGACTCCCTAATGATGGTACTTTCGATCAAGGTGCCAGTTTTGATAGAGCTAACCAGAAAGCAATTAAGTATAATTGTTGTTATGGTTATGATTTATCGGCTGCAACTGATCGACTGCCTATGGCAGTACAAGTAGCAATATTAGGATCTTTAATAGGGTCAGAATTGGCTGTTTTATGATCTAAACTATTGACCGATCGATCTTATACGCTATTGCGTAATAAGTCAACTCGGAAATTAATAGAACAAGATCTTACA